TATACTTTTTAAGAAATTATCAACATAATCTCCCAAATCTTTCATTTCACCATTTATCATATCAAAAAATAAATTAGACATCGAATTTGACATTTCTTGAGCTGTATCAGAAGCAATATCTTTGAGATGATTTGACCAATTATCCCATTCTTTTGTAGTTTCTTCAATAGCTAGCATCCAATCGGCCATCAAATTAGCATTTTCCGCTAAAGCTTCTTGTTGCGCTTCATACATAAAAGCTGCATCTTGAGCATCTTTGAGCTTATTTAAATCAACAACTAAACGTTTAATTGCTTCACTATTTGGATCAAACCCTTTTGATATGAGATTTCTAATGCTTTCTTCAGTAAACTGAATAGAATCCTGAATTAGATTAGATGAATCACCAAATACAATTGCTTCATTTTGAATAGCCTTTATCCCTTTTTCATATTCTTTTATAGCCTCTGCCATTTCATCTGAAATTGGCTTTTTTATTTTAATATTTTGAACATTAGATGGTTTTGCTCGCACAATGCCATTTTCTAAATCATCTATAAATTGCAGCTCATCTTTTAATTTTCCTAACTCAGCAGTATATTCATTTATTTTAGCAACTCTATCTCTTATTTCTCGCCCGAGTTTTGTTGCACTTTCGCCAAACATCATTACATCAGGAACACCTTGCTCTTTTTGTTGCTTCATTTTTTCAAGTATTATGTTTTGTGACCATTGAGCTCGTTCTAATGCTTTTTGCTCCTTTTGAAGCCTTCGTTCTAGTGACGAAGATTGTTTTTGCAAATCCTTTCCTCTAAGCATTAATTCTTGCTTTTTTAACTGTAATTGCACTCTTAAAGCTTCATTAAGATTTATAATCGCATTGCCTTCTTCATCATATCCTTGAATAACTTGTGGAGATAGTTCTGATATTTTATTAGATATTTCATAAAAACGCTCTTTTTCTTCTTTTGTAAGCTTAGTCTTGCTTGATAGTGTTTGATATTCCTGATTTAACTTTCCTAATTGTTCAGATTCACTTAAATTTGCACTATTGAGAGATTCTGTGACTTGACTTAAAATCCCTATAGTTCCTTTCATTAAATCATTTATTTTAAAAGTTTCACTTATTTTCTTGCCTGCAGAAGTTGCTATCATATTAACATTGTCCATAATTGTTGCCCATAAACCAGTAACAGTTTGCGATTGTTTTTCCATCATTTGATAAAAACGTCCACCTTCGCTAGTTGCAGATCTAAATGCATCAACTACCATATCTGCACTAATAGCACCATTTTCCATATCTTTTTTAAGTTCACGCATACTTTTCCCAGTTTTTTCACTCATTATTTGTAAAGGGTTAAACCCTGCATTAACCATCTGTAACAAATCTTGTCCCATCAACCTTCCAGTAGCTGATATTTGCGAAAAAGCATATGTTAATTGATGTAATTTCTGTTTATCTCCACCAGCTACATCACCAAGCATTTTTAATCGATCTTTGGCTTCCTCAACTGAAGCACCGTATAACATCATTAATTTCGCATTCTGTAATAAATCTTTTGATTCATAAGGAGTCTTAGCACCCATATCAATAAAATCTTCAATTGTTTGTTTTGCTAATTCTGCACTACCAGTCATTACTTCAAAAGCAATTTGCGTTTGTTCTAATTCAGCCGCAGCTTTAACAGCATAAGAAGTCACACCAACCAAAGCAGCGCCAATAGCAGCAACAGCAATCTTTGAAAATCCTATCATCCTTCCCATGTTCTGTTCATAATTAGATACATCAGCATTTAAGTATGCAACTAAATTTCCAACAGTAGCCATTGTTTCACCTCCTTACTAAAGTGGTAAGGCGGGACTTATTTTTTGCCCGCCTTGCTTTTCTTTGCCTTTGCATTATCATTTTTAAAAGCTTTTTCTAACATTTGACAAAACTTAAGTTGCTGTTCCCACGTTTGTTCTTGCGGTTCTTTTGATGATGGCATAAAATCTTCTGGTCTAAATGTTTTAGCACCTTTTTTTACATGACAATTAGCAATAGTTGCACATATTTTACCCATTCTCCAGTTGTCAGCTTCCATACCAAATGGTTCTAATTGATAATATGCCATCCATTCTGTAAGCTCATATGAATCTAAAGAATGCAACAACTCCCGGCGTGTTTTTCCTAAAGCTAAAGCTAAGCGGAAGGTGAATCTTCGGTAGTTGTTGCTTCTGAGTTTTTTGTTAATTCATTCATATCCTCATCAGTAAATCCAGACAACTTTCTACATACATCAGCAACTCTATTTAGAGCCTTTGCACTTTTCTTACCAAGCTCAGCAATATCAACTTCAGTAAAAATCCGATTACCATTTTCATCGATAATTGAATACGCTGCCAAACGCGCTTTAATATTATTAACCGTTAATTTATACTTTTTACCTTCTTGTTTGTAAAGCGAATCTTCATAACGATCCCTTTCTTCGCCACTTAACCGCTTTACAAGCACTGTCCCTCCCCATTCTGGCACAGGAACTTCTTCTTTTATCATGTCGTCCACAGTTAAAATTTGTTCTCTAGTTAAATACTTAGACATTTAAAATCCTCCCTTTATTTTAGCTTCCGCTACCAGTATTAAATGACATTATTCCGGTAGGTTTAACAATAAATGTACCAGAAATAATGCCATCAACCTCAAATCCATTAATTTCAAAGTCAACAACGTAAACCTCAAACGAAAAAATTACCCCATTTGGAAACACTAATTGAGCATTTGCTTTAACATTATCATTAAAATTAGATATTAACCCAGTATCCCAATCATGGGTAGCATCATCAGTATCAAAATTTACTTCTAAAGTTATTTGTTTTGACTTTTTAATTCCAGGCATTATTTGATCCCATCCGTTTGTTTCCAAAGTAGAAATATCTATGGGATCTCTTGAAGCGCCAATGCCACTAATAGATTTTAACCCACCAATAGCAGCAAAAGTTTCAGGTAGTGAACTATCACCTAATTTAAACTGCGTTCCAATTGGACTTTGAGC